AAGAAGTAACTGATGGCTCAGAGAAAAAGGTTGTTTCTAACGACCCATTTGTTGCCGCAGTTGCAAATGCAATTTCTAAAACTAAAATTTAATTTAAAACTCTAAGGAGATAACTCAATGTATTTGTCCGAACAATTACAAAAGAAATGGGAAGGTGTACTGGATCATCCAGATATGCCTGCTATTAAAGACCCATATCGCAAAGCAGTAACAGCAGTAATTCTTGAAAATCAAGCTCAAGAAATGCAAAAAGCTTCTGGTGTCCTAAACGAAGCCGGTTCCCCAACAAACTTTGCTGGTACAGGCGGTTTTGGTGGCGGTGCTGCTGCAGCAGGTCCAGTTGCTGGTTTTGATCCAATCTTAATCAGCTTGGTTCGCCGTTCGTTGCCTAATCTCATCGCTTATGATATTTGCGGTGTTCAACCAATGACTGGTCCAACAGGTTTGATTTTTGCTATGCGTACTAAGTATGCATCGCAAGGTGGTACAGAAGCATTTTATAACGAAGCTAACTCTGGTTTCTCTGGTGCTAATACTGCTTTAGCAACTGCTATCAGAAACCAATTAACATCGTTAACTGTTTCCGCTAATACAACTGAAGTATTCCTTTCGAATGCTCAAGCAGGTTTAGCAATGACCACAGGTAGTGCTGAAGCTTTAGGTGATGGCGCTGCAGGTAATACATTCCAAGAAATGGCATTCTCTATTGAGAAAGTTACTGTAACTGCAAAGACCCGTGCTTTGAAAGCAGAATACTCATTAGAACTTGCTCAAGACTTGAAAGCTGTTCATGGTTTAGATGCAGAAACAGAATTGGCTAATATCCTTTCTTCTGAAATTCTTGCTGAAATTAACCGTGAAGTAGTTCGTACCATTTATGGTACTGCTAAGTTAGGTGCTCAAGTAGGTACAACTACTGCTGGTACATTTGACCTCGACACAGATTCTAATGGTCGTTGGATGGTTGAGAAAATCAAAGGTTTAGCATTCCAAATCGAGCGTGAAGCTAATACTATTGCTAAGACAACACGTCGCGGCAAAGGCAATGTATTGATTGTTTCTTCTGATGTAGCCTCTGCTTTTGCAATGGCTGGCATTTTAGATTACAACTCTGCATTACAAGGCCAAGTTAGCTTAACTGTTGATGATACTGGTAACACATTTGCTGGTACAATGTTTGGTCGCATTAAGGTTTATATTGACCCATATGCAGCTACATCTTCAACCAACGAGTTTGCAGTTGTTGGTTACAAAGGTACAAATGCTTATGACGCTGGTATTTTCTACTGCCCATACGTTCCGTTACAAATGGTTCGTGCAGTTGATACAGGTACTTTCCAACCAAAAATTGGTTTCAAGACTCGTTATGGTCTAGTTGCCAATCCATTTGCAGAAGGTACAAATCAAGGTTTAGGTGCTTTGACAGCTCAGTCGAACAACTATTATCGTGCTTTTGCAGTTAAAAACTTGATGTAATTAAAAACTCCGTTAAGAGAGTTATTAGAAGGGAGAATGAAAATTCTCCCTTTTTTTTGGCTATATAAATACATATATGACGGCCTTAACAAGAAATCCACCCAATCCAAATTTTCTGCACCCCAATAAGTTTCAATTGAACTTTAGTAGGGTGCCAAATATGCAATATTTTTGCCAATCAGTAAGTGTGCCTGGAATATCGTTATCTGAAATTCCAAGAAATACTCCATTTGTTGATTTATATGCTCCTGGCGAAAAAGCAATCTATGATTTATTAAATGTTACTTTTATTGTAGATGAAAATTTAAAAGCTTGGTTGGAAATCCATGATTGGATTCGTGGTATGACTTTTCCAACAGATTTCAAAGAATATGAAAACTTAGGGCTATTAAGCAAACAATCAGGTATAAGGCAAGATTTGGGTCTTGGAGCACAATATTCGGATGCAACTCTTACCTTATTATCATCAGCAAATAATCCAACACACCAATTCAAATTTTATGAAGTATTTCCAACAACATTATCGACTTTTGTAGTGTCGGCATCTGATACACCAGATACCATCATTACTGCCGATGCTACCTTCAGATATTCCTATTTTAACGTTGACATAGTATCACAAAACTGATATACTCCTATAAGGAGGCTTTGGTATGAACAAACTTGATGAATTATTAGAAATGTGGGGAAAAGATTCTGTTATTGATAGAACAGAACCTGGCAAAGAACTCACAAACATTCCACAATTACACAGTAAGTATTTGAATATACTTTCACGGCATCGCCTATTGGCAAAAGAAGCTGAGTTTAAGTATAACAAATTAAAACGAATTAAATGGGAATATTATACAGGTAAACTAGATGATGATACCCTTAGACAATATGGATGGGAACCATTTCCATTTGTATTGAAATCTGAAATCAATACCTACTTCGAAAGTGATGATGACCTAAACAAACTAGTGGCATCAAAGATGATACACGATGAAATTGTAGATGCCTGTCAAAGTATTTTAAAAGAACTGAATAGTAGAACCTACCAGCTAAGGGATTTTATTTCCTGGGAGCGGTTCATACAAGGAATTTAATTGGATATTAGATTAGAAAAAGTTAATGAAGCTTTTATTCGTGTTCACTCAGAAAGAAATATAGCTCAAGAACTTTCAGATTACTTTACTTTCCTAGTTCCAGGATATCAATTTACGCCTGCATACAAAGCACGATATTGGGATGGAAAAATACGCCTATTGGATTTACGAACAATGGGTCTATATCATGGCCTTGTTCCCTATATTCAAAAGTTTGCTGAAGAAAGGCATTATCAAGTAAAGATTGATTCAGAGCTAACTGCTACTGAAAACTATTCTTTAATTGAAGCCAAAAAATTTATTGGAACACTTAATCTTCCACATGAAGTGCGAGATTACCAATTAAATTCTTTTGTTCATGCAATACGAAACAAGCGAATACTTTTATTATCTCCTACCGCATCAGGTAAATCTCTCATTCTATATTTAATACTCCGTCAAATACAAGATTCAGGCCATAAAAAAGGTCTATTGATTGTTCCAACTACATCATTGGTTGAACAAATGTATAAAGACTTTCAAGATTATGGATACGATTCAGATAAACATTGTCACCGACAGTATGCAGGCAAAGATAAGGTCACAGATAAATTTTTAACAATTACTACATGGCAATCTATCTACAAAAACCCACCAGAATATTTTGAACAATATGATTTTGTTCTTGGTGATGAAGCTCATCAGTTTAAAGCCAAATCACTTACAACAATTATGACTGGCACAATTAATGCCAAATATCGTATTGGTTGTACTGGAACCTTAGATGGTACAGCCACTCACCGCCTTGTATTAGAAGGATTATTTGGTCCCGTATTTAAAGCCACTTCTACTGCTGAGCTAATTGAAAATAAACAATTAGCAGATTTTAAAATTAAATGCCTTATTTTAAAATATCCTGAAGCTATTTGCAAACAAGCTCGTGATTGGGATTACAATTCAGAAATTGAATATATAGTTATGAATACTGCTAGAAATGAATTTATTAAAAATTTAGCATTATCATTAGAAGGCAATTCTTTAATATTGTTCCAGTTTGTTGAAAAACATGGCAAAAATTTATATTCAATCATCAAAGAACAAGAAAAGAATCGCCAAGTATTCTTTGTTTACGGAGGAACAGATGTTGAAGTTCGTGAATCAATCCGTTCTATTACTGAAAAAGAAAAAGATGCAATCATTGTAGCTTCTTACGGAACATTTAGTACCGGTATTAATATTCGTAATTTACATAATATCATTTTTGCAAGTCCTTCAAAATCAAGAATTCGAAATCTTCAATCTATTGGTAGAGGATTAAGAATAGGAGATGATAAAAAAGAAGCTACTTTGTTTGATATATCTGATGATTTTCGTATAGGCAAGTTTACTAATTATACTCTAAAGCATTTTGTGGAAAGAGTAAAAATATATGACGATGAAAAATTCAATTACAAGATGTATAATATAGACCTAAAGACTTAAAAATGGATAACATAAAAATAGTAAGGTTACAATCAGGTGAAGATGTTATAGCAGACTTTAACGATGATAATGAAGGAGCAATTACATTAACTAATCCAATGTCATTACTATTTAAAAGAATGCCTACGGGAAGAGCTATAATGATGATGAGCCCTTGGTTGCCATTAGAATTGGTAGAAGATAATATAGCTTGCATATATTCTCAAGACATTCTTTCAATATTTCAACCCAAACAATCTATTATTGATTATTATACAAATACAGTAATGGAAGTAGAAGAAGATAGATTAAGTGATGATGGTGAAGAATTCCACAATATAGAAGAAGGTGATATTGAAATGTCAGAAGAAGAAGAACAAGAAGCCATGGAAGAATTAGAAGAACTCCGTAAAGATGTTAAGAAGCGGTTATTACATTAATATTAAAACGGAACACCGCTACTATATCATTGTCAAGCGTTAATAGAGGCAATAGTGAAATATATCTCCTAAAGTAGTTGATTTATAATGTTTTTGTGTTATAATGGTTATTATGTTAGAATATAATGATGAAAATTTAAAAAAAGTATCAGAACTAATTTTAAAGAATCTTAGTTCCGATTTACTTCCTAGGTCTTGGTTAGATAAGAATGAAGTTAATCTAACCTTTGGCCATTGTCATAATGCCTCAGGATGTTTGTATAAAATATTTGGGTCCAAAGCAATTAATATGTATCGTGGGTTTGATGGTGAAATTTATCATTGGTGGGTTCAAGATAAATCAGGTAAAATAATTGATTTAACTGCTGATCAGTATTATTCCAAAAATAGAATTCCACCATATGACAAAGCTGAGAAGGCAGGTTTACTTGGTTTCGAATATAAAAAAAGAGTGATTGAGTTGTATCGTAGAGTTACCATTGAATTAAGTGGTAAAAAATTAGGACTATTGGAATATTATGAGTAAAAAACATTACATAAACAATGCAGACTTTTTAGCTGCACTTATTGATTATAAAGAAAGATGTGAAAAGGCTAAAAAAGATAAAAAGGAAGACCCACCAATTCCAAATTATGTTGGTGAGTGTTTTTTAAAAATTGCAGAACACCTTTCTCGCAAACCTAATTTTGTATCCTATTCTTTTCGTGATGAAATGATTGCAGATGGTATTGAAAACTGTATTCAATATTTCCGTAATTTTGATGAAACGAAATCAAAAAACCCATTCGCTTATTTTACACAGATTATTTACTTTGCTTTTTTGCGTAGAATTACCAAAGAGAAAAAACAATTGTATGTAAAATATAAAGCAACTCAACAATTTGGTATGCTTGATGAAGGTGAGATGTATGAAGATTCGGATGGTCATATGAAACAATTTGAACTTTATGATAATATTGCTGAATTTATTGAAGTATTTGAACAAGCGAAAGAAAACAAAAAGAAATCTAAAACTAAAGGATTAGAAAAGTTTCTTGACGCTGAAGAATTGGATATTCCAAAAGAACTATGAAAATTATTATTTTAGGTGATACTCATTTTGGTATGCGTGGTGATTCTTTAGAGTTCCATAATTATTATAAGAAGTTTTATCAAGAGGTATTTTTTCCTTATCTTATTGAAAACAAAATAGATACCGTTTTTCAAATGGGCGATTTGTTTGATAGGAGAAAGTTTATCAACTTTAATACACTATATTTAGCTAGACAGTATTTTTTTGATAAGTTAAAAGAACACAATATAACCTTTCACACAATTCTTGGTAATCATGACATTTACTATAAAAATGTTTTAGATGTTAATTCTTCTCAGATGTTATTGAAAGATTATACCAACATTTGTGTTTATGATAGTCCTAAACAAATAACATTTGACGGTATTAATGTAGATGTTGTTCCTTGGATATGTTCCAACAATGAGAAAACAATTATTGAATTTATTAAAAGTTCATCATCACAGATTTGTTTTGGACATTTTGAGATTTCTGGATTTGAAATGGATAGAGGCAATATTTGCCATGAGGGTATTGACAAAAACATATTAAAGAGATATGATGTTGTTTTAAGTGGCCATTTCCACCACAAATCAACAGATGGTCAGATTACATATGTTGGAACACCAGGAGAAATGACATGGGCTGATTATAATGATCCTCGTGGATTTCATGTGTTTGACACCTCTACAAGAGAAATGGAGTTTATTCAAAATCCATATCGTATGTTTCATAAGATTAGTTATGATGATGCAACGACAGATTTTGAATATTGGAAAACATATGATTATTCGGCACTAAAAGAATGTTTTGTTAAGATAGTGGTATTAAATAAACAAAACCCATATCTATTTGATAATGTATTGGATAATTTATACAAAGCAGGCATAGCTGATATTGCCATTGTTGAAGATTTTACCGATAATCTTATTGATGATGACCAAGACTTACTTGACCAAGCTGAAGATACAATCACAATATTGAACAAACACGTTGATAACCTCACTTTGAACATCAATAATGATAAATTAAAAACTTTAATGAAAGAGCTTTATGTTGAAGCTCTCACTACTGAAACTGAATGATATTATTTTACAGATGTTGCTTTGGAGAAATAATATTGTAAAAGGAAAAAATAATGCTGTTATTTCGTAATATTCGTTGGCGGAATCTGTTAAGTACCGGCAACCACTTTACAGAAATACAATTTGATAAATCACCTAGCACATTAATAGTTGGTTCAAACGGAGCAGGTAAATCTACAATGCTTGATGCATTGTGTTTTGTTTTGTTTGGCAAACCATTTCGCTCAGTAAACAAACCATTACTATTAAACTCAATTAATGGTAAAGATTGTATTGTTGAAGTTGAGTTTGATTCCAATAACAAACATTACAAAATTGTGCGTGGTATTAAACCAAATGTTTTTGAGATTTGGCAAAATGGTGAAATGATTAATCAAGATGCAGCCATAAGAGATTATCAAGAGTATCTTGAAAAATTTATTCTTAAACTAAATTTTAAATCATTTACACAAATTGTTATTCTTGGATCGGCATCATTTACGCCGTTTATGCAATTATCGGCATCAGACCGCAGAGCAATCATTGAAGAACTTTTAGATATTCAGGTATTTTCTGCCATGAATAATATTCTAAAAGATAGAATTATAATAAACAAAGATGCTACAACAACCAACAAATATGATATTGATTTGGCTCAACAAAAATATGAGTTACAGAAAAAACATATTGATGAACTGAAACAAAACAATGAAGATAAGGTAAAAGAGTATGAGAGTGA